TTTTGCTAATTTCATGATAAGCTCCTTATCGCTTGTTATGCCTAGAGTCTATCTCTAGGACTTAAATATAGTATAACAGAAACCTACTTTTCTGTCAACTATTTTAGATGATTATTCATCCAAATTCCGTGTATTTGTGATTGACCTATCTTCTAGCGATGGCGCACGTACAAATACAACAATATCCCACAGCATTTCTGGTTCAGTATGAGTACATCCAGATTCGCCCATACAAAGATACGAAGTATTACTGAAACTTACATCGTAAGTATCCCAATTATCGTTATTATCTTCTTCTACGTTAAAGAGAACGGTAACATCATCTGGAACACCCTCAATAGCTCGACGTATATCTCCTACTGTTATCGATGGTCTGGTCATCCAAACTCCACCAGTGTAACACTGCCACCCTTCTTTTCGACTTCATCAGCGAACCATTCGAGTAAGCCAATGATAGTTTGTTCGTCACCGTTTGCTAAGCCCATGCCAATGTAGGGGAAGCCGATAGACTTGTCGCCGTACTTGTGTAGCAACTTCTCTAGAATGAGGGCAAAAGCAGTATATTCAAATACATCGGTACCTTGGCTCATATTGTACTGAGTATAGGCGTTGATAATGGTGAACCAATGTCCGTTTTTATTAGGTGTTGTTCTGCTTTTTGTCCAGTTACCCAACTTAGTGTAGTCACCCTTTTCAGTTTCGGCATCAACTTCTGCCGCGACAGGAAAGCGTTCTCGAATTTCACGAGCAATGCCGCCGCCCATAGTGTTAAAGCAATTACAACCTTGAACAATAACGTCGAACTCGCCTGCTTCTGCTAAGTCTAATAAATTACCTCGAGTGTGTTTTAACATTTTAATTCCTTGACTACTTTCAAATTAATTACATTGTCACGATCACTGTACATTTCACACATGCCATGCTTCGTGTCAAACATTACGACTCGTTCAAGCTCTGGTGAAGCACAACCCCATCCTATGATGGTAGTGATTGGGCGTTTAGTCCATTCACGTTTGTTCCAAGGGTGGCCAACAATCTCACGTTGATAGCGGCAACTACAACAACAGTGACCACCTTTGTTGCCATCCTCTTCTTTCCAACCTTGAAAACAAGGCTCACTCATCACGGCTCCAAATGAATCGCTCACATATCCAGTATGTCAGTAGTGCCATAGCACCAAAGTACGAACGTTCTAGTGCTACAGCATAGTTTGATTCAGGCATCAATGCTTGTATGATGAGATTACCCAACGTACAACCAACGGCTACACATAACAGTTTCGACTTCATTTCAACCCCAATACAACTTTTTCAGCATCAGTTAATTTAGCCAATGCCTGTTTGCGAAGTTCACCATTCTTGAATGCCTCTACTTCGGACAAGTCATCAAGAATGACAAATTCTTTTTCGTAGATTTCGTCATACTTGTTCTTAGCTTTCCATTCCTCTGCGGCCTCTTTAGTTGCCACATAGTATCTGTGATTGTGACGATCACCGCCGTCCCACACTTGAATATCCCAGCACTTAATGATTTTCATACTGTTTCCTTTTCTGTTGGAGGTTCCATATCAGTTGGATCAAACACATACCCGCCTTTGATTCCAAGAATAGGGTCAACAATAAAGTTTGGCACCCATTTATCCTTCTTACCGATTAGTGAGTAAATTGGGAGTGACTTACCGTCTACTACCATTTCACCTACTTGTTTGGTTTCGTATTTGTATTCCCACCAACCCATATCAACCTCCAATTGCCCACTGAACCATATCGAAATGGTCTTCAAAGCATTCCTCTGATTTAATTTCAGCGATAGGCACCCAACGTGCTTTTTCAGCATCATCACTACCCTTCACTTTAGGCAACTCACCATCTGGTAAGACAATTTTGAAAGCGTGAGTGATGATACGTCCACGAGGACTACGGTCAATAGCATCGAACACACGACTGTCTTTGATGTTACCGCGTAATACGGGACCAGGAACTTTAATCATAGTCTCTTCACGAAGCTCACGGATAGCGGCATCTTCTACCGACTTGTCAGTGTTTGCGTTGACGTAACCACCTGGCAATGCCCACAAGCCACGGCCAGGTTCAGCACGGCGACGAATCATCAACACGTGGCCGCTTTGAATCACTACAGCATCAGCAGTAGAGAAGATTGGTGGGTATGGGAGTGATGCGTATTGCTTTTTGTAGCCTTCAACGAACTCACGCTCACGGATGATTTGCTCATACTCTGGAGTATCTTTGAAAGCATCCAAGTAAACGAACGTAGTTTGTGGGACAACACCACGGATGAACTCCATGTTAGCGCCACGTTTGAAGTACAGGTCACGAATATTTACCGCGCTCAATGGAGCAATTTCTTCTACGTTCTCGTAGCCCCATTGTGGGAACATATCGAGGTAGAATGACGAATCGTCTTTCTTGTGACCGATGATGGCGATTTTGCTACCAGCGACGGTGTTGCGTTGTACAATCTCTTGTATACGAACAGCCCATGCTTGGTCATTGTAAATTGTATCAATGTTAGATTCAATCACAATTTGTAATGACAGTCCGCCAGTTGCGGCTTTAATCATTTGTGCTCGTTCGGCACTAGTGAATGGGTTTTTGTAGGTGCGGGGCTGAGCGGCGCTACCTGTAATCACAATGAGTTTATCACACAACGCGGTTGAGCGTTTGATAATCTCTAAGTGAGCATTGTGGAGGGGTTGAAATCTTCCCACTAATACCAAAGTATCATATTGTTTTGACATACATAACTCCTATGTAAAAATTGTCACAGTAAAGTCTATCTCTACTGTTTGTTTATTTATGTCTATTGTATCAGGTATTTTATTTTCTGTCAAGTATTTCTTTTAGTTCGTATCCCAAACAGTTTCTCATTTCTGGCCGTGGCTTTTGAGCCTTGATGCGTTCAATCTTACCTTCATTTATGTGCTGGCAGAACTGCCCGAATGCTAACTTATTGTCTTTACAATACACCTCAAGGGCGGCGCAGCCTATGATTGATACTACTTCACCAAGCGGCGTTACTACCTCAAATACTCTTGTATTTTTGTTAGCGAGACCCGTCTTCTGTGACATTCTCTTGCTATGCTCTGGGTTTTTTCTTCCAGTAAATGCTTTTGCTAATTTCGCCCTAACTTCCTCTGTGCCTGACTTATTGTTCTTTCCGATATTCTTTTTTGTTTCTTCACTATGCCATGACTTTCCATTAGATTTCCTAGAGGTAACAATCTTTTTAGTCGCCTCTTGTCTTATGGCTGTATTTTCTTTGATAAAGTTTTTTACGCCATCACTATTTTTCTTATGCCAGTCATCTATTTCTTCTTGTGACTTGGCAGCGATGGTTTGCTTGCGTTTCTGTTTGGCTACTAACTTATCTTCATCGGATCGAGTTGATACAGTATCGCCGCCATCTAATCCATTTTCGGGTCTCATATTTGCCCAATCGTTGGATTCGACAATATTGTTATCGGCGGAGAACTTTAGGGCGAACTCCATACATTCTTCTTGTGATGTAAAGAATCCTACAATCTCAGTGGTAACGTCATTGCCATGTTTCTTTAGATGATTTAGCCAGTATTGACCTGAACCCCGATAGCGCTTACGATTAGACGTAGTTTTGCCGAAGTATTTCAGGCCAGTAACATTGTGGGTCTTCACATAAAGATAAGTTGGTTTGAATGTTTTCATATCTTTATTTATGCTTGACGGCTGTAATCTGCCAATAAAGAACAGAGTAACTTAGTCTTACCAACTAATCTGAACGCCGTAGTTTTGAATTGTTGGGCCGTTGCCGTTGTCGTCTGCTAAACCCCGTGGCACATATTTGTCCCCGTCTAATCTAATCTCAGCACGATAACCCAACTCTTTGAGTTTGTCTGCTACTGCCTGTTGTAAAGGTGTAATTGTGTGATGTAGGTACTCAAACTGGCGCACACTACCCATATCAATAAACACTTGCCGCTTGCCGCCTTCGGCAGCTTTTTTCACTATCCGCTCAACTGTATTCTTCAAGTAATCATTGACCTCTGCGCCACTTTGGTCATACAGTTCTTTGGCTTCTTTTGCGGTAATCATACTTCTCTGCTCCTCAATATCACTAACAAAAATTCATCGTCATCTATCGCGGCATCTGTGCCTAGGGCGCTTCTATTCTTTAAGAATGTCACTGTATCGTTATCTTGTGACCATACTCGTTCAGAGTCTCTAATCATCCTAATATAACGACTGTGTAGTAACGCATCTTTGTCTTCAATATCACGAGCAACAAAGTATCTGCCCAACTTAGGGTCAGCAACGCACTCTGCTAATTCAAAATAGAAGTTCATTAACCTTGCCAACCTTGTTCTTCCAATTGTTCTTGGGCCGCGGCGCTCAGGGTAGGCTGACACTGTTCCACATCCTGTAGGATACGCTTGAGTTCGTCAATGTTGACAACCAGGAAGGATTCGGTCTGCATTTGTAGTTCCTTCTCTCTTACGGTGAGATAGTTGCCATGGTCGTTAAGCATTTTCCGAACTTCATCACGATACTTTTCCTTGCCGGCGATTGTGTTACGCAGATTTTCTGCTACAGTTTGGATGTTCATTTTGTTTCTTTCATTTTACCGAGCACATACTTTAAGTCAATAGTGTGTGCTTGTGAAATTTTCATCAGAGCATTAAAAGACATTTGACTATATTCAGAAACATTGTCAAGATGAACTACCGGAAAGTCTTTCATCATATCATTAAAACGCTCACGGTCTTCGACCATTTCTTCCAACTTGGCAATAAGCTGTTTTTTGTTCATTTTGTTTCCTTCAATCGTTTTACGTTCAAGAAAATTCGTTGTTCATGCAAGCCAACAGCGGCCTGGCGTAGTGCTTTCAATCTTGCTTCGCTTTGATTTTCTTTGGATTTATTGTGTTCTACAATAAACTGATCCTTGACCAATTGTAGCAAGATTTCAGTTGCTTCCCAGTTCATTCTTCTACCCTTGTGTTGGTCATTTTTTCAATCAAGCCCAGCATATACGCTTTGTTGGCTTTAAGCCAGCTAATGTACGAATCTTTCTGTTCTTGTGTTAAGTCTGTTCGTGACTCGTAGTCCATAATGTCTTCGTCATTACGCAATGCTGATTCACGGATAGCCCACATAAGATTTTCGGCGTCAACATCTTCCACAATAAAATCAAAGTGAATCATTCTGTAACTCCGAAATCTTTGTTAATGGCACGGATGTAATCTTCGGAAGTGGGTACTTGTCCCTTTTCTTCCATTACTACATCTGTAATTAGAATACTTGCGATTATATTACGGTGCATGTCTTGAACAATCAAATCGGCGAATTTTTCTGTAAACTCTTTGGGCAAATCAAAGTCTACGTGGTCGGGAATCGCCTTAATAGCCTCAGTGATAAATTTTTCAATTCGTTCGTTCATTTTGCTTTTATTCTCAATTAATATAATGATATCATAATGTGAAAGTTACTGTCAAATTTTAGTGAACCGACCTTTTGAATCACGGGCTTTGTTTTGATACACGCCACGATAGCCTTGGCTACGATCTTGCCATACCGCGATATCACGACCAACCTGCTTGAAGTTGTTGTAGATGAAAGTACTAGCTTCGCCCAAGCAGTCAGTTGCCAGTAAGATTTCTGCGTCATCATCGTGACCCAGTTTGTACTCGGGACTCAAATAAACACACACGTATTCCTTGACTTCGGGGAATTCTGCTTTGTACCAGTCATAACTTGTAAAGTCATTGTTGGCGATTTGACGGGCTTTCCAGTCTTGGTATGTCATTTGAGTTTCTTTCTTACTATGGAATAATTATAGCAGGAAATGGAATTATTGTCAAATTATTGAACCAATTTACTTGACTCACCGTCCCACCACACACCGTTGATATGAGTGCGGATACGGCGTTCGTGGCCAGTCTTATACTGACTACACCAGCTTTGGCCTTTAGCGCCATAGGAGGTAACAGCACAATAAGAATATGTACTGTCGTAGGGCTCACCGACCGTGGTAGTTGTGCCAAAAGCCTCGTTACAAATGAGTACTAAGATACTAACTGAAAGTACTACAGCTATGGTACAGGCTGAGCATATTATAATTTTTACCTTAGTCTCTACGCGCATAGTTACTTTCTGTTCGATTCTCAATACTAGTATTGTATCAGGAATTCCATTTACTGTCAAATCTTTAACAAGAATAGACTAGCGTGGGCACCTAGTACCTCTTCTTCTACATCTTCTATCTGAACAGTTTTTTTGATTACAAATTTGACTTTATCTAGATCCACTGTATCAATTATTGCCATGTCTCTGCCTATTCGTGTGTAAGCCTCCTTGACTGTAATACCGCCTGGTCCAGAGCCCATGACTCGCCAGTAAGGTTCCTGACCACGACCATTGGACCACCAGTGATAGGTTTCAACTGTGTAGTATGTTCGCGTGGTCATTTTGCTTCCTTTATTGCTAGACGAAATTCTTCTACGGTGAATGTTTTGCCTCTCCACCATGCGCCAGCTGGTTCCATAACTCTGACATTGTTGTTAGTTACTTCTACCCACAAGTCACCATTTTGTTTCGGGGCATTTGCGATACAGTAAGTTTCAGTCATTGGTATATTTCTCTTCAATCTCAAAGCTCATATGAGCACGATACTGAGGGCGTTCTTTTTCAATGATGGCTTCTGCTTGTTCTCGGGTTTTATAGATACCGATAGAGCATGTTTCGCTAGGACAATGTCCATCAATCATAATAACTTCATAAACAGTTTTCATTTCAGTTCCAATCTCAGTGTCAATACTAGTATTGTATCAGGAATTCCATTTACTGTCAAATTTTGGGCAAAAAAATACCCGCCGGAGCGGGTATTGGAGTAGTACTTTATTATTCAAATTGTCGGCCGTTGGCATAGTCCCAGCCTCGACCACCAAGCATTTCCAGCGTCTTGTACTGCTCTGCTTCATCACTACAGTGCTTGGGCATTCCAATGCTTCCCATCATAGCACCACACTCACACCTGTACCCTATGCCACTACCCTCATCGAAGTGGGCGGTGCCGCCACAGGGTAGAATCAAGCGTAAGTGCATTTTATCGCTGTGTTGGTGCTTGTGGCCAAGTTACAACAGGAGCAACATCTGTCAATGTTGGGATATTGTCATAGTTAGGCACAGTGCCGTAGCCTGGGAATGGCGTGCCGAAAGATGGAGGTGCCATATTGCCGTTGGCATTCTCTTGAACTGGTTGATTGAACTCAATTTCGTCTTCAGGATTCACTCCAACTTCACCGATGACTTCATAGCGGCAAGCACGACCCTTAGCGTCATTGTAGTCACTAGGAATACTAACAACATCAGCAGGGTTGATTTTGACAATCACTGTACGAGCACCACCGAAGTGTGACAAGTAAGAGTGACCACAGAAGTGTAAGCCAGCCGAACAAGTGTTGTTACGGTTGTCGTCAACTTCGTTACGTTCCATTTCAACAACGCGACCTACGCTATTGTCCATTGTACCACTGTGACAGTCCAAGTAGTCTTCACGTACTCGCTTGTAAGCAAGGAAGCAACCATCTGGAGTAATTGGCAAGTTGTTCTTTTCCAAGAAGCCATACAATTCTTGTACTGCCTGGCGGCTTGGGTTGTCCATCAAGTTTTCCATGAAGGCGACCATTGGCTCGATAGGGAAGCCTTCAGTCAACATGGCAATCATACGAGTAGCCAATGAAGAGTGAAGTTCCTTGTCTTTCCAGTACAAGGTTTCGCCTTTGATAGAGACATTGCCTCGACCATAGTTCAAGACCATCTTCTTAGGTTCGATGATGTCCTTGACAGTATCCCAATCACCAGCGATGATTGCGGTTTTTACTTTCTCATAAGTCACGTGTGTCTTAGAGATAGTGTGTGGTTGATTACCGATAACTACGGTAATGTTACCACCTTGAATGATGAACGGATAACTCATTTTAGATTCCTTTTACTTGGTCGATTGCGTTGATATATTCGGCTACTGCTTCGTCAGTAACACTCCACTTACTTAGTGCGCCCAACAGTGGGTAGCGAGATTTTACATCTGCCAACTGCTTGCGGTACTCTGCGATTTCTTCTGTAGGGTCCATGTTTGTCGTAGTACTGATACTGTAGGCACGGCACAAGTATTCCATACTGTGACGAACATCAATCTCAATATCCTTGACATCCTTGAACTCATTGAACAACACCGCATATGGGCTAGCCGCATTCAACTGTGTGATAATACTAGTATAACTGAAATACGCATTGAAGTCAATAGCTTGTTTAACCAATTCTTTGACGCTTGACGCTCCCATCTTAGACAATTCCTCGATGACGAATTCGTCCAAGTTCTTCCAGTTCTTCTGGGCTTCGACCCACTTCATGTCACCCTTACGAACACCGTAAACATTACCAGTATGAATCTTAGAACTCTTCAACTGATTACGCAAGTTTTTGATGTCCTCAACTTTACCGAGAGACTGAAAGCCGCTCAGTGGCAAGTAGTAGTAAGTCTTGGTAGCATCGAATGAATCGGCGGTACCAGCATCACTCCACACCAAGTCTGTGCTACGTTGGTAGTAACTACGTTGACGCTCTTCGAGGTGAAGGATAGTCACGTTCTTACCGAGGGTAGAACTGGCACGTTCCTTCTCGTCAAGTGTACTAGCCATCATAACACGAGTGGCTTGAGGGTTGTGAATACTGGCCAAGAACTCTGCTTGCTTGACTGGCAGGGCGCGATCGGCTGGCTCGATAACGTACACACGCTCATTGTAGACCTTCATGTCACGATTGCGCCAGTGAAACTTGGCACGTTCGAGAGCACCGATCTTAGTGTCGTTGAACACAAAGTAGTTGTCGCCGTCAACACGAATACGCCACTGAAATGTAACCTGTTGTGACACGCGGTCATGATGTGTGTCAGTTTTCAAGGTACCGCAACTAGCGGCGTGTTTGGCGCGAGAGAAGGCACGGATAACAATGTTGTACTTGGTCTTGAGGTCTTCGGTATTCAACTTGAATGTGTACAAGAAGTCCCAACGAGCATTGCTGTCTTTATTAGCAAGAGGGAAATCGGTGTCATCAACATATTTGTCAACGGCTGCTTTCCACAAGTACTGTTCACGCTTCTTGTTCAAGTAGATAGCACGTTCCCACAAGTTGTCAATCTTGTCAGCATCTTCGGTAATGAAGGTGGCCAAGTGTGCGTTGAGTGCCTCAAGTTTGCGCTTGATCGACTCAATCGTTTGAGGGATGTAAGACAAACCTTCACGTGATGCTTGAAAGTCCAACTCGCCGATATCGAACTCCATGGTCAAGCCGCATTGTAGCAAGGCAGCCAAGTCACCGAGTTGTTCTACATTAGGGATTTCGATAGGGTAAGCAATGTTGCCCATGATAGCAACCGAACGATTGCCGCCACTGCCGTGATGTACACCGGGAATGATGCTCTCAGTTTCGTATTGTGGGTCTTCGAACTCAAAGTTAGACAAGCCGGTAATAGTAGGACGATAGGAGAAGTGCTTGTACACGGCACGAGCTTCATCACGGAACTTAGAGAAGTCGTAACGCTCGGTAACAGCAAACTTGACTTCGACGC